TCCTTCTACTTCTGGCATTTGTTACTCCTGCTTTAAAATTATTTTAAACAATCTATCGGGTTTAACGGCACCACTTAAGTCTGTTAAGACCTCTAAAGCCAAAGACCTCCGACCTTCATTAAAGTACATGTCATTAGTACCCAACACTACATCTTGGTTATATATCTTTCCTTTGGCTATGATATTACGTAGGACTCGCATACCTTCAGGTGTAGCCGCTACAGCCGCTAAGTCTTCTTTATATTGAAGCATTGCGATCTCTAACTCTTCCTGCTTGTCTAGGTAGCTTTTCTCTCGTTGTTCTAACGCCTTGTCATCACCAAATATATCACCCATATTATTCTCCCGCAGCCTCGTTCATAGTCTGCATAGTTCTATCTAGCGCGGAGTTAGTATCCATCTGTACCCCGCCCAAGTCTTTAGCGCCTTTAGCCGCTCTTTCCATATTCTCTGCAGCTTGCTGCCTAGCAGCCGCTTCAGCTTTAGCCTGTCTCATTTGCTGCATCATCTGTGGGTCACGTAGTATTCTAGGTGCAGCGCCAACTAAATCAGTGTATTCTCTGGCTATAGTATCGGCGTCAAAGTTGTCCATGATGTCAGGGAATACCGGTGTCAAAGTTCCTGCGAATCCAACAGCTTGCTCGATAGGAGCTATACGTGTTAGCCTCTGAGCCTGTGCTAGTATTGAGATATACTGCACTTTAAACTCTACACCATTCAACTCTTCTGGCGGTTCTGGGAAAGCACCGAAGCTATCCAGAACGTTGAACCATCTATCTACAATCGGGTCTAACATTTCAGTATAAAGGTTCTGTAATGTAGGCCCAATAAGAACTAGCTTCTCTTCGTGTCTTCTAGCCACTTCATAAGCTGTCATCTTCTTCTCGGTCTGAGTAATTGTAGTAAACAGATCGTTGAAGTATGACCTTCTGATTCTAGCCTCAACTCGCATAATTGAATTTTCAGCCGATTCTAGCTCTGGTCTTATTAAGTAAGCCGGACTAAAACCCTGTTGACCGGAAGGTACGTCCATGTAATTAACCGCTCCCGGTAGTAGGCTAGCGCCCTGTCCCTTTAGGGATAGAGGGGCGTTCATTGGTGGGTCTATGGCTTTATCCAAAGCCTTAAGCTTTTTCTCTTCTAACTTCTGAAGCATCTTGATGTCGCCTCTAGCCTTAGAGCCACATGAATCCCCGTATGTGTCCATACCGTAAACTCTCCATCTTGGAGCTATAAACGGTTTAGACCTATACCCACTTATCTTGGCATACTTGCCATCGTTTGTACCTAATTCAAAATGTCGGCTGGAATACTCCATTCCTTTTGGTGTATCAAAGCCATACATTATATCATAGTTAGGCTCTATGATGTGTATAATCTCGAACCTTTCATCCTGATTCTTTCTTTCAAAAGCTGTCTTTACAGAGTTGGACACATTATCTATGCCATAAGCTTGTACCACCTGTTCGGCGGACATGCTATAATAGCTGAATATTGCGTTAACCCTACGAGTATGGTCTTGTCCTAATAGGAATTCACCAAATATATAAGGTCTAAATCTAACAGCACTTACGAAATCCTCGTCCATCAACGCCGCTGCAGTACCATAGTCACCCAAATGAGCGAACATGCTGTGCATACTTTCATACTGGTTAGACCTAGACATAGCCTTTAGCATTATGTCCCTAACATTTGTCAGCCACTCTTTTACAGGGCCAAATCTATTCAGTTCCTCATCGTCTATAATCAACTCAAACCAAGGAGTAGATGGTGAAGAAAGACCGCTGTAAAGTCCTGCTGCTAATACGTCTGAAGCGTCTGTAGTTGAACTGTTGATAACCTTACTATCTAGTTTACTGCCATCATTATCTTGATAGTCCCTACCAGATGTTGTCATAAACCTACTTTGTCTTGGACGGACAAACTCGGCTATCTCTCTAACGGTTGCACGCCATGAGCTAGCGTTATCTCGTAGATTGTTTAGGCGCTGTATATCGCGCTCTAATTGCTCTTTCAAATCCAAGGGCATACATTAACCTCCTAGAAGTTTACGGGTAGCCGTGAATGGGTCACCCGGTAAGCCTAATGAGCCTGTCTTTTTGGTAGAAGCTCTACCTATACGTAAAAGCGCCCTGCGACGTTCATCGTCACCGGCTGCTCTAATCTTTGCCATTTGTTCTGGGTCTAACTGTGGAGCTTTAGGCGGCTCCCCTTGCTTCTCTGGGCCAACGTTAGTGAACCCGGACTTGCCTTCGTCTTTATTGTCGAACGTGTCAACTAGCTCACTACCTACATGCTTAATGCCGCCCCATACTTTTTCTGCGCCCTTTAGCACTGGACTAACTACGGGTTCGACTGTACTTGGTGAACACATGAATACCTCCCCTTAAGCGGCCATATCAAGTACATTGTACTCTGTTTCGCACATATTTGCATCAACTTTTTTTCCTTTAACCCGTCTGAACTCTCCAAGCATCCTATCCTTACGGGTCTGAACGTTGACCGGCATAGCAAATGTGAGCGCTAAACCATCCCCCAAATCAGGGCTTGCAAGTCCACGTTTTTTCATAGCTTCTTTCGGTTCTAATATGACCTGCCCATTAAGTGTAGATGAGTATTCAACCCCTGTCAAGTCTGTTTCTAAGTCCACATCCCTTGGTATAGCGGGGCCTAACTTTAACCAATCCCGCAAATTCATCCACATCTCAGCACGTTTATTCTTACAATCCCCACGATTAGACTTGCCTCCGAACCATACCGGTGTAGGGTTATGACCTAATCGACGCAGTTGGTCGATTACACCGTTTCCATATCCTGCATCTATAAACACCGCGTCAGCGTTATATTTCTTTTCATATCTAGCGACCATACCCGCCAAATCCACACTGTCTACTTCTCTACCTACCCATAACAATGTAGCAGCCAATCCTTGCCTTAACCAAATACAACTCCTGTCATCCCCATACCAAGCTACATCTACTCCCAAGACTACAGGCGAGGCCGCAAAAACGTGTCGTTTCAAGTGCTTACCCATCGCATCGTGTACTAAGTCCGAAGGGATTAGCTGGCAAACAGCGGCACGTGGGAATACGCCTCTTACTCTGACACGGAAGAAGTCGGAATCCTCGCCGTAATCCTCGGCCCAAGTTTTGAATAGCGCTTTGTTGGTACCTTCTACTTCCCTTGAGTCGATTTGTTTCGTAACCCAACGATGGGCATTGCGCCCTAAAGTGCTGCGGAAGAATCCCGTGTTTTTCGTAGGGTTACCGAATAAAAGCATCCAAGGCTCTCCATCGGTCAAACCACCCTGCGCAACTTCGTATATTTTTTCAGGAACACCAGACGCCTCATCGAAGATGTAAAACGAAGTTGAAGTGTTGATATGCTGACCGGCGAACGCCTCTGAATTTTCTTCTTTACAGGTTATACCGTCTGCTCTCCAAGTCTCAGGGTGCTCCTTACTGTATATACTTAGGTTCGCCTGACTGTTCCTGTATTCAAAGAAATCTCTTGTTATACATTGTCTAAACCATTTCCCTAGCTCAGACCAAGTTTTAGTTCTTAGCTGTGCTGATGTCGTCGCGGTGACAACACCTTTGCAATGTGGGCGTGTCGACATAATAAATAGCAATAGCCACGCCACAAGTGCAGACTTCCCGATACCGTGCCCAGATGCTACACTGACTTGTATCGGTGGCACGGGTTCGCTAAAGTCAAACCCTCTTTCTCTTATCAGCTCCCCCAATTTAATAAGATACTCTTTTTGCCATTTTCTAGGGCCTTTAAACTGTTCTAGCACTGTACCCTCTTGACCCCACGGAAACGCCCACATTACAAATTCATACGGTTTGTCGTAGAAGTAGACCAATTGTTCACTCAATTTCTTCTTGTATTCCTCGAAGTTCATAACAAACCCTCCAACCCAATCATATCTATTTTCCTAGTCTTTACCTTTTCCTTCTCTACCTTCACCTCATCCTCTTCCTGCTTCGGCTCCGGTAACTCGTCTACAACAACCGCTTTACCTTCTATCTCTTTAACGTCTTCTTTAGCCCCTGCCAATCTCTTCCTAGCGGCCAACAAATCCTGTTCGTAAGAGTTAACGGCTCTTACTTCATGGACTTGTTTATCTTTA